CATCGCTGCCAACAACATGTGGGCTTGGTATCAGGCCAAGAATGTCCGGTCTGTGGTCTACGAGGTTGCAGGACGCGAGCAAGACTCTGCAAGAATGCGCCAGGACATGGAAGAAATCATGACCAAGGCCAAGAATCTAGAGACGGAGCGTGATCGTGCAAAAGAGCGTAGCCCGTTCTACACCTATGCTGGAGCGGCTCTCCAGATTGGCATTGTCCTATCTACAGCAGCCATTTTGGCCGTTGCTATGCCTCTGTTCTGGGGCAGTGTAGGAACAGGACTACTAGGTGCCGCGATGATGTATTGGGGTTTTTATGTCGCCTGAACTGCAAAGGTACTATGAGAGCCGGTTTGACATGTTTGCCAGCCAGGGGTGGCATGACCTCATGGAGGACGTTGACAACATGTTAAGCAGCCTGAATAATATTTCCTCGATAGAGGATGAGAAACATTTACAATTCAGAAAAGGTGAGCTTTCTATCCTTACATGGCTGAAAACCTTAAAGAAGGTCAGCGAGGATGCGTATGAGGATCTGAGCGATGAAACGAATGTATGAATTTGTCTGCGTTTGCGGGCAGCGCACTGAGAAGTTGGTCGGTTATGAGACGGCTACTGTTCAGTGTGGATGCGGCGGTACAGCCAGCCGCGTCATAAGCGCTCCGAAGTTTAACTTGGAGGGGTGGTCTGGGAGCTTTCCGTCTGCACACGGGCGGTTTGAGCATAGACACGTTGAAAAGTTGAACGCGGAACGTAAAGCCAACTCATAAGCCTACGGTAGCCGAGTTGAATCTCCTACAACCTTTTTGGCAGGAAACATCATGCTGATAGACCAAGAATCGGATTTGCCGAGCGAACTGGAAGTACAGGAATCTAAGTCTCAACTCCCCGACAAGTATCGGGATAAGAGTTTGGAAGATGTAGTGCGGATGCACCAGGAGGCTGAAAGGCTGATTGGAAAGCAAGCCCAAGAAGTGGGCGAAGTCCGGAAACTGGCTGACGAGCTTATCAAACAGAACATTGGATCGAAACAGCAAATTAGAGAGGAAGAGCCAGAAGTAGACTTCTTTGAGAACCCTCAGAAAGCGGTTCAAGCGACAATAGACAAGCATCCGGACGTTCTTGCTGCCCGTCAGGCCAGCATGGAGTTCAAGAGGATGCAGATTCAGCAGAAGCTGACGCAAGAGCATCCTGACTATGCCAACATTGTTGGCGATGCTGAGTTCCAGAACTGGGTGAAGTCTTCATCCGTGCGTTTGGGGCTGTATGCGAAGGCAGATGCTGAGTTTGACTATGACTCTGCCAATGAACTGTTGTCTACCTTCAAAGAGTTGCGTGGCGTCAAGGCTCAAAAGGCTGGACAGGCAAGTGATGCCAGTCGAGCCAAGAGCATGAAAGCAGCGCAAGTCGATGTGGGTGGTTCTGGAGAGAGTTCCAAGAGGGTTTACCGCAGGGCAGACCTCATTCGGCTGAAAATGACCGATCCGGCCCGCTACGAATCCTTGAGTGACGAGATCATGCAAGCATACGCAGATGGACGGGTCAAGTAACCATCTTTTTTTTGGAGATTTAACATGCCTAATACCGCTTTTTCCCCAACCAATTCGGTAACCACCACCTCCGCAGCAGCCTTCATCCCCGAAATTTGGAGTGATGAAATTGTTGCTGCCTATAAGAAAAACCTCGTCTTGGCCAACGTGGTCAAGAAGATGTCTTTCAAAGGCAAAAAGGGTGACACCATCAACATCCCTAGCCCAGCCCGTGGAAATGCTTCGGCCAAGGTGGCAACTGATGCTGTGACGTTGATTGCTAACAGCGAAACCAACATTCAAGTGTTGATCAACCAGCACTATGAATACAGCCGTTTGATCGAGGACATCGTTGAGGTGCAAGCCCTGACCAGCCTGCGTTCTTTCTACACGGAAGACGCTGGTTACGCTCTGGCTCGCCGCATCGACACCGATCTGGTTCGCTTGGGCCGCGCTTTCAACGGCGCTACCATTGGCACCAATGACTACGCTACCAGCAACACCTCGACCAAGGCGTTCATCGGCTCCGATGGCACGACTGCTTACAACAGCACCTCGTCCAACGCTGCTGCTCTGACTGATGCGGCTATCCGTCGCACCATTCAGCGTCTGGATGACAACGACGTTCCTATGGATGGCCGTTTCTTCCTGATCCCGCCTTCGAGCCGCAACACCCTGATGGGTCTGGCCCGTTACACCGAGCAGGCATTCGTTGGCAACGGCGATGCTATCCGCAACGGTGAGATCGGCCAGTTGTACGGTATGGCAGTGTTCGCGAGCTCCAACGCCGATACCGGCGCTGGTAACAGCGGTGCTGACCGTATCTGCCTGATGGGCCACCGCGATTCGATGGTTCTGGTTGAGCAAATTGGTATCCGTTCGCAGACCCAGTACAAGCAAGAGTATTTGGGCACCCTGTTCACCGCAGATACGCTCTACGGTGTCAAGGCGCTGCGTACCAACGCTACCGGCACTGCTGCTGACGCTTCCGCTGCCTTCGCCCTGGCTGTTCCGGCCTAATGCAGTTGTCCCCTCCCCTTCGGGGGAGGGATCTTTTTCTATAGGAGATTGAAATGGCTGCTGCTACCGCTGTTACTTCCCGTCGTGGGAATGACCAATTCCGTGGCTTGTTCACGGATACTTGGGATGTGACTTGTACTCTTGATGCTGGCGCTGTTGCTGGCGGCGCTACTGACACCGATACGGTGACTGTTCCTGGCGTCGCGCTGGGCGATATGGTGCTTGGCTTTGGGATGACTGTCAGTGAGGCTGGTCTGGTTAAACGGGCCTACGTTTCTGCTGCGAACACGGTGACTATCGTCACTTACAACCCAACCGGAAGTTCTGTCAATTTGGCCGCTGCAACGGTCAATCTTGTTATTGGTCGGGCTTTGTAAAGACGGGGGGCCACAAGCCCCCTGTTTTACTTCTGGAGTTCTAATGGTTCCTCAGACTTTCCCCTCTAACAACGGGAAGATGGTTGTTTTCAAGATCACAACCCTCACAGGACTGAGGCGTTGGTCTGATTACATCCCTGTCAAAACTGCTGGCTCCCCAGGAATTCTGAATTCCTATGACGGGAACATTGACGCAGATATCCTCGTGTCAGTCACTGGCAAGAAAGCCTGGATTGACTACATTCCTGTTTACGAAGACGCATCAGCAACCAAAGCATGGCTTGTGAGTGCTGATGGGTACATCCCTATCTACGGGTAAAGCAATGGCTACCTATCGTTGTTTGGCAAGTGGCAATACGGTCACGTTCACTATGCCCCATGACATTGAGTCCATGAAGGGTCATGGCGGTTACGTCTTGGTTGACGAGCCTGAGCAAGAAGAGCGCCGTCCTCTACCATTGACGGCACCTGTTGTAAAGAAGCCTGGGCGTCCTAGACGCGATGATCAAAAAGGAGTTTGATATGCCAATGGTTGGAAACAAGAAATTCCCTTACACCAAAGAGGGCAAAAAAGAGGCTAAGGCTTATGGTGCTAAAAAAGCCATGCCTGTAGCAATCATGGTTGCTGTTGGTCGTCCTAAGATGGTGGCCAAAAAGATGCCTAAAGGCAAAATGAAATGAAAAAGACTAAGGCAGAGAAGAAGATCAGCAAGGTCATGCGAGAGTACCAGTCTGGAACCTTGCACTCTGGCAAAGGCGGCCCTGTAGTCAAGAGTCCGAAGCAGGCTGTAGCTATTGCTTTGTCCGAAGCTGGCAAAGCTAGGAAGAAGAAATGAAAGCCATTTGGGATAAGAAGCGTCCTAAGTCACTGGGCGCTCCAAAATTGCTCACGCCTGCCAAAAAGGCTGCTGCAAAGCGTATGGCTAAGGCTGCTGGGCGTCCGTATCCCAACATGGTGGATAACCTAAGATCCGCGAGGAAAAAATGAAAACTGCTGCCTGGACTCGTAAGGAAGGCAAAAATCCTGCCGGTGGACTTAACGAGAAGGGCAGGAAGTCATATAATCTGGCTACAGGCGGGAACCTAAAAGCTCCTGTCAAATCAGGCGACAACCCAAGACGGGCCTCCTTTCTTGCGCGTATGGGCAATATGCCTGGGCCTGAATACAAAGACGGCGAACCAACTCGCCTGCTTCTTTCCCTCAGAGCTTGGGGCGCGTCGTCCAAAGCAGATGCAAGATCAAAAGCTAA